TATGAAAAACAGAATAGAAGATGCGGCTCCTCAAGTTTCTGTAGCTACTTAATAAAAAAGCTACATCGTTGAATAAATTCAATTCACACTACAGGCTCTCTTGCGCTCTACTCAAAACTAGTATATAAAATAATCACTGTATAATTAATTAGAACATAGACGCATACAGTCGACGGCCTAGAGACTATGTTCGGAAAACTAGGAGGATAATTATGGCAACAACTACATTTTCAGGACCAGTAAAATCTTTAAGAGGATTTGTTACTGCAGGACCTGATTCGATTGCAAACATCACAGCAGAAACTACTTTAACTTTTGCTGCTCACGCAGGAAAAATCATTAAAGTAAATGATGCAGATGGTGCAATCACACTTCCAACAATCAAAGCAGATAGCAAAGGTGGAACAGCTGGAGACAATGATCCTAATGCAAACAACCAATTAGGTGCGGTCTACAAATTTTTTGTAGGTACGGATTGTACAGATTGTGACATCAAAACTGACGGGACTGA